TACCCTCAATAGCAATTAGTATTATATTTATGATTTATAAAATAATAGATATGAAATATATAACAAAAGAAGAAAACTCATTAAAAAATATAACAAAAGATAGTTTAATAGTATTTTTATGTAGCATGATTTCAATGTTTGGTTTGGAACAACTAAATATTAATGAAATAATAGGTAATTCAAAAGAATCTCTAAGTGCTTTTACAAATGAACCAGACTTTTAATAAAATATTATATATTTTGTAATTTATTATATATTTTGTAATTTATTATATATTTTGTAATTTATTATAAAATATATAATATAAAAATTTATTACGCCATAATTGGTAGGTCATCAATATTAAATATTGCTTCTGGATTATTGATTTTCTTTTTTGCTATTACATAATTCTCAAATAGCGGTTTTTTTAATACATTTTGTGGCGTATGCTTATGAACATTGCGCGCTATCATTTTATATAATTTGAAATCAGGGTATCTCTCAGAACCATCATTTTTATACAATATATTTTTATTTTTATCATCGAAAACCCATTCAATCATTAGTTTTTTAATAGGTGATTTTAATTTCTTAATATCATCTAAATCATCAATAAAATAATCAAACAAACTACATCCTAGGCGACATAAATCAAAACTATAATTAGGGTCTAAACGTGGTTTATTTTCATTTAAATAAGGTTCACAATTATATTGTGTAGCAGCATCTCCATCTTCTGAATAACTATCACTACATATAAATTTATTTTTAAATCTATAAATAGCTCTTCCAAAATCGATTATTTTGTATATTTTGCCAAATGTAGGAACTTTATAATGGCTATTGTTAAATTTATAATACAAATATTTCTTTTCAGTTGCTACATAAACTATGTTATTTGTATGTAAATCATTGTGAGTAAAATGAAAAACTTTTTGATAGGTAATTAAAGTAAATAATATTTGTAAAACAATAGATTCCCATTCATCATCTTTAATTTTTTTGCTAGAAATATAAGAATCTAATGTATCTTTACAACATTCCAATACTATAATATTAACTGGGAATTTATCTATTGAACAAAATATTTCTTCACCATCATCGTAACTTTCTTCACTGCTTGATTCATCTGATATAGTTGTATTTGTATCTAATGATTCTGTATTTGATGACCTTGAAGAGCATGACTCTGAATTACTTGTTTCATTTTTGCTCGTATTATGATTACTTGATTTTATAGAAGATTTATCTAAAATATCTAAATTTTCATATGTTAATTCTAATTTTTCTTGATTTAATGATTTGTTTTCTAAACTAATTTTCTCATTATTTAGGTCTTCAATATTTAGGTCTTCAATATTTAGGTCTTCAATATTTAGGTCATTATTGCTAGTACTATTTATTAATAGTGATTTCTTGTATTTATTAGTTTTACCAAAAAAATTTCTCATTTTTTCACTTGCTTCAATCTTAAATAAATTATTTCTATGTTTATGAAAATGGTCTGATTCATTTAAAAATTCTAAATCTTCGGATATATTAACTTTAAAATTATTTTTTATTCCTAAAAATGCTCCATAATAGTTTAATCCATTATAAAAACTATAGTTGTTTAATAAGCAACTAGATAAAAAGGAGAAAAATCCATCAATATATGCTGAGTTATTGGAGTCCAATATTTTTTTATATTTTTTATGATAGTCATTATTGCTATTTATATGATCATTGCTATAAAATTTAGGTAATTCTAAAATATTATAATTATTATCATATTTTCCTAACATATATTTAATTGGATCTATTAATGGACTAAACTTAATAAAAATATCTTTACTTGATTTATTATTACATATATCACATATTTCACCAATAAATTTATTATAACTTAGTTTTTCTACTATATTTTCCAATCTATAATTATTATTTAAATTAATAGCATTATAATTGTTGACATTTAAATCAAAATAGTTATTATACAATGGAAAATAATTTTGTATATTTGTTATATCTAAAAACTTGTCGTCGCTAATTATTTCAAATAGTTGTTTATTGTTATTTTTTCTATAGTTTAATTCCATTTAATAAATTAAAAATACTTATTTTTCTTGTTTATAACACAATTAATCTTTTTAAATATTACTAAATATTACTAAATATTACTAAATATTACTAAATATTACTAATTATTACTAAATATTACTAAATATTTCTAAGATTATTATGTTTAAATCTAAAGTTATTTAGTTAAATCCTGGATTATATAATATTATTATTAAACATAATGACATTAGAATTAAAAAAATTCGATATTAAAACTATCAGTTTTAGACCCGATGAAAATAAAGGTCCTGTTATTGTTTTAATAGGTCGTCGCGATACAGGCAAGTCATATTTAGTAAGAGATCTTCTTTATTATCATCAAGATATACCAATTGGAACTGTTATTAGTGGAACAGAAGCCGGTAATGGTTTTTATGCTGAACATGTTCCAAAACTTTTTATTCACGATGAATATAATACTGCTATTATAGAAAATATTTTGAAAAGGCAAAAAACAGTATTGAAGCAAGTAAAAAAAGAAATAGAGGTTTATAAAAAATCAAATATAGACCCTCGTGCGTTTGTTATATTAGATGATTGTTTATATGATGGTAGTTGGACTAAAGATAAAATGATGCGTCTACTTTTTATGAATGGGCGTCATTGGAAAATAATGTTGGTAATCACTATGCAATATCCTTTAGGTATTCCTCCAAATTTACGCACAAATATTGATTATGTTTTCATTTTACGCGAACCATATATAGCAAATAGGCGGCGTATTTATGAGAATTATGCTGGTATGTTTCCAACTTTTGAAAGTTTTTGTCAAGTAATGGATCAATGTACGGAAAATTTTGAGTGTTTAGTAATAAATAATAATGCTAAATCCAATAAATTACAGGACCAAATTTTTTGGTATAAAGCAGACCATCATAAAGCATTCAAATTAGGTTCAAAAGAGTTTTGGGAAATTAGCAAAAATTTAGATTCTGATAATGAAGAAGAAATGTATGACCCAAATATAAGAGATAAGAAAAAAGGACCTAAAATAAATGTCCGCAAAACAAAATGGTAATAAAGTTATTTATAATATTTATTAAAAATATTATAAATTATTAATGCTGTATTCTACCTCATGTAGTCACTAACACCAGGACCTTCAAGTTTTTTTCTTACAATTTCAATTAAATTTCCTTCAAGACTATCACGAACACTAGTCAACATTTTACAATAGAACATAAAGCGGTCTGCTTTAATTGTGCCTAATGTAACTTCTTTAATATGTGCTGTTACTAAATCATATAGATGTGTTTTAATATTTAGCACAGCTTCTTCGACACCACTATTGTCAATACGTAATACTACAAAATTATATATTGAATATAATATAGGAGAAGTTTTAAATTCTGCTTCTTTTTCTAATATGCTAGAATATACTCGATTATTTAAAAATTGTAATTTAGCGGCAGGTTTTAACGTATTAAGAGTAGTAACAATAGTGTCTAATAATTTCTTGTCTTCCTCACCCTCGTCCCACCACTCTGGTAAGTGCATTATATGTGATTTAATTGCACGATCTATAATACCACTAAAGTCATCTCCTATTCCACCACCAACAAATACAAGACCTCCTCTATTATTTCTTGACTTTCTTGAACGTATTTTTTTTTTACTAGATTTGTTTTTGTATTTGCCAAACATATTATTATAATATAATATAATATTTTTCAATAAATATTATAAATTTAGAAAATATATAAATAACTAATGTTTAAGTTTTAATCTTTAATTTCTTTTATAGCACAATCAGCCAATAGTTCTAAATTGCTCATTTCTCCTTTTGTTGTTTCTGATGTTGCTATTTTTTTAGCACGTTCTTTTTGTCTTTCTAATAGTTCTCCTAATCCGTGATCGTCATCTTTCTTTCTTCCCACAATAACGTCTTCGGCCTCAAATAATTCTTTGCGCAAATCAGCAGTAGATACATCATCGTCCTCATTGTTGCCAAAAAGCAGATTTTTACCAGGAACATCCATTCTGTCCGCATTTATTAAATTACCTTCTTCATCAATAGTTTGCATTAATTTATTACCTTCTTTTTGAGCTTTAGCAATATTTTCTTGAATTGCTTTCTTTTTACTTTCTTTTACACGCTCTTTAAATTGTTCTTTAGAAATTTCATCATTTTTCTTCTTATGACTCATAAGTTCATTTAAATCTTTTTCTAAATATTCTACGCGTCCTGTTTTATATGCTTCTGGATGAAAAGGCATCCACATACCGACTGCGCCAACATAAACATCGTGATTTGGGTCATGTTCTCTTAACATCTTACATCTCATTTCTGCTTCTTCTTGTGAACCAAATACACCTCGCACTTTAATACCTCTTGTATTTGTTTGAAACTCGTGTAATTCATTATACTCTTTTTGTAATAGTTCTTCTTTAGCATCAATAAATGATTTATATTCATCATCTAGCGTAGTTAAAAATAAATTTTCTTTTTCCTCTTCTACAAACTCCTCCATATCTTTGCTTAACTTATTAAAATCTAAATTATATTTGTATGCTAAAAAACTCAAAAATTGTGTATATTTTTCAAAAGTTTTTTTAAACTCAAAGTTCTTTAGGAATTTTTCAAAATAAAATAATTCTTTATTTTTAATATGGTCTTCAGGAGAAATAAAACTTAGACATACGTATTTTTGACCACCTATAGGTTTATCTTCATCTAATAAATCTACATATTGTGCTTTTTCTAAGTTATTAACTAATTTATCTTTATCTTTGTCTTTATCTTTATCTTTATCTTTAGATTTAGAAGATTTTTTATTAAACATTTTATAAATTAGTATTTTAATATAATTTTAAGTATTAAATTTAAACATTATATTAAATAAATTATAAATAAAATTTAATTTTAAATAATAATTATTTAGGCAATTTTATATAGTTAAATTTTAATTAATTTAATTAATTAAATTAATTTAATTAATTAAATTTAATTTGTGTATAAATATAATTTTTTTCTCGAGTATTATTATAAAACAAAATGAATTTCAGTATGGGTGAATTAGTTAAAAGAGCCGTGAAATATTTGATTGAAGGTTTAATGGTGGCAATAGTTGCTTTTGTCATTCCACAAAAACCATTGAAAATGGAAGAAATTGCTATTATTGCTTTAATGGCCGCCGCCACATTCTCTATATTAGATACTTTCATTCCTACTATGGGTGTAACTGCTAGATCTGGTGCTGGTTTTGGCATTGGTGCTAATTTGGTTGGTTTCCCAAGAATGTAAATATACTTTAGTAATAATAATTAATAATAATTAGTAATAATTATTAATTAGTAAAATTTTATATATTTTATGACGCTATGTAAGCATTATTAGTAATAATTTACTAATTGGTAAATATATTTACTAATTGGTAAATATATTTACTAATTGGTAAATATATATACTAATAATAGTATACTATGAATATACATAGAACCAAACCTCTAATAGGTATATTGCCTACTCCTTATATAAAAGATCCAGTTACTAAAAAACAATTTGTATCTAATAAAATATTTTTAACAGCAGACATAATAAGTTTTTTAAAAAAATATTCAATTGATTATATTATAATTCCATACACTATTACAAAACTTGAGTTAAATAAAATACTGCCAAATTTAGATGGTTTATTTTTTACAGCAAATCATCGTGGAAATTATTATGATAACAAATTTATTAAACAACATTTTTCAACACAAAAATATATAGTAAAAAAAGTAAAAATGCTTGCTGCTAATAAAATAATAATTCCAATATTATCAATATGTCATAGTCATCAATGTATGATTTTGATTGAAAATAAAATTGCTATATCAAATAAAAACATAAAAAACACTTTTATTAATGTAAACTCAGATGGTATTAAAACAATACCAAAATTTAAAAATACCACTATGGGAAACTTATTTAAATCTAAATTTAATAAAACCAAGAAATTATATCATAGTCATAGACTAGCTGCTGATTCGAAATACAAAATAAAAAACTACGAAGTTATTGCTACTTGTTTAGATAAAAATAAAAAAGAGTTTGTAGATATAATCAAGCATAAAAAATATCCATTTTTTGGATTTCAAGGCCATCCTGAAGTAGAAAATACAAAATTGTTTGCTCCTTATATTTCTTATGTAAAATATATTTTTAATAAAAAAAAACCAAACCAAAAAATAATAAATAAAGAAATATATAATAAACTTAATTTATTAAAATTAAGATCTACAAAAACTCCTTGTAAGAAATATAAATTGGCATCGACAAAACATAAAAAGTGTAGAATATTTTATGATGTATAAATAAAATTATCTCTACAAATACAAACATGGTTTAATAATTTTTGCGTTTCTTTGTGCGCTTAGCACGTTTTTTTATATTTTTTTTTGATTTATTTTTAATGTCATAATCTTCTTTAGGTATATATCTAAAAAAATTCATATTATATAATTTTGAATTACGTGATACTTCGTTTGTTTTAATTTTGGCATATAATTTTGCTTTTTCTTCTCTCATATCTTCCAATGTTTTTTGTTTTCCATAACATAATACACTAAATCTTCGCAACAAACCTTTTTGTTGAAGACGATTTTTTAACTGAACTTTAAATAAATACTCAGCAATACATAACAATCTGTTTTCATCGTAATAAGGTCTATTTGCGTATATAAATATTAAGTAAAAACTTAATATGGTATCTATTGATGCCACTTTTATTTTTTGTCCATTAATATTTATTATATTGTAACTATGACAAGCAGTAGGTTTATAAATAAACGCTATAACATCATTGTTGACAATAACCTCATAATGAATATCGACATATTCTCCGATTGGTTGTTTTTTAAAAATTTTGACATTTTTATAACCTTCATAGATTAGTTGTTCTTTCAAAATAGTAGCACTTTCTTGTGGATTTTCGCTTAATACATCAAAATCTGGAATATTGGAAATTTGTTTTCTTTCTTTATATGGCATATATTTACTATATAAAGTTGATGCGTAACCTCCAAAAAAAACTAAACCCTGATTAATAAATGAAGTTCTGGTAATTTCATATATGGCTGCTTGATCCTCTTCTTTTCCTTCATATTTTCTTTGAAAATCTTGTTTATCGCATAATATACCTTTTAGTGGATAATTTTTATTTAATAAACTAATACGTTTTAGGACTTTTTCCCATCTAGATACATCTCCCATAGGGCGTGATAATTCAAGATACATTGCCATACGTAGAAAATTAGGCGGACAATAATTAATTCCATTAATTTTTATTGCTTTTTTAGAGACATTTTGAAATAATTTTTTGTCTAATAAAGTAATATCGGCAATTGGAACAAAATTTACAAATACTTTATATGTTCCACTATGAACTCCTGATTTGGCTTCCACTTCTTCATATCCTGCTTTATAATATATATTTGCTAAATCTCTCGCATATTCCATAGCATAAGGTGAAAAAAAATCATAATCAGGTATTTCAATATTTTTATTATAAAATCTATATTGTTCTGGTAGTATATTATTTACAGCAGTTCCGCCATAACATAATATTTTATGCGTTCGTAAAAAAGTTTCTAATATGCTAATAATATTTTTAATAGTATCTGATTGGACTAATTTTTTTCCAATAATATATGTAGCATTGTCTATAGCATTTCTTAGTATTTTCAATTCTTTTTCTTCATATGATTCTTTCATATAATTATATATTATATATATATATATATA